CAGCTTTTAATTTAAATTCTTTTAATTCTTCATAATCTTTCATAGATTCTAATTTTTCATTAAGAACTAAATTTTCTTGTTTTAAATTATCATATTCAATTTGTAATTCTTCATATTTTTGTTGTAATTCATTATTAACTTTTTTCTTATCTTTGTCATCTTCTTCCTCAGAAGTTTCAGCTTTTTTACCTTCAGATGGTTCTTTTTCATCATCTTTCTTTTTATCTTCTTTAGAATTTTCAACAACTTCTTCATCTAATAAATCTTCAACACTATTTTCTACAACTTCATTTACTTGAGGTTTTTCTTGTTCTTCAATAGAATTCTCAACAACTGTTCCTTTGTTTTCATCCATGCTTTCCTTTTCACCTCCCCTCAATTCTTCACTATATGCTAACTGCATATCTTCTACTGTCATAGTATCTTCATTTGAAAAATAAAACTCACCTGTAGTATTATGCATACCTGTTTCAGCACTTATTATAGTAGTACCTAATAATTCAAATTGTTTTATATCTAATATATTTTCATCATTTATATCAGCATCTGTACAATTTAATTCAGTGCTTATATTAGAAACACAATCTTTAGCTAATAATAAATCATTTAATTTATCCATATAATGTTTCCATAATAAACCATTAGCATATGCATAAGTCCTACCATCTTCTTCTTCATACCAAACTTCAGCAGATTCAGGTATAAATCCGACTGGCTTTTCATAATGAGTTACAACAAACTCATAATCACCGTCATTATTTTTTTCAATATCAAAATCCATATCATGATTACCTATTTGATATTTACCATCTTCATCTTTATATACATGACATAAAATCGGTGTATTTTTAACAGTATTTTCAATACAATTCATCATTGTTTCTTTGGTGAATTGAGTTCTATTTTTAGATAATCCATCATGCATCAATTTCAATTTACATTTAACGAATCTACTTTCATTATTTCCCAAATTAAAAGATACAATTTTACCTTGTACTCTTTCTTTTGTCAAGGAAGGTTTCCTCCTTTCCTAGTTTTAATTTATAAAATAAAAAAGAGATTTAATTTAAATCTCTTAATTAACTAATATTTAATAATATAATTTAACACTGTATATGGCTGTAGATTATTATGTTCATAACTATCACCAGTAGAATATACTCCTACTGTATGGGTATGAGAACCCGCACTATTGGTAGATTTGTTATAAGTTGATCCTCTATCTTCACTACTCGATAAAACTGTCAGTGTATCTTTACCTGATTTATTTGTAGTCATAAATGATATAGTGTGTGAATGCGAACCACTAGATGTAGTATAAGCTGAATGTGAATGGGCTGGCATCTCACCTGTAGTAAGTCTATGAGCTTTTTCACCACCAGTTTTACCTAATGATTTAAAAGTACCATCATTCGCATCTAAACCAACAACTACTTTACCACACAAATTAGGTAATGAAAAACTATTATCAGGATCAACTGGAGTACCATATTGGTCACCTATAACGTCATATAAATCAGCATATTGTGTTTTAGATACTTCTTGTCCTTTACATAATAAATAACCTTGAGGTGCTACTGCGCCTGCATACATTGTAATTGTTCCAGTAGGCGCACCTGATGATTTATTTATGTTTCTATTTAATTCATTGATTGCATTAATTAAACTACTCTTGTTATTAGTAGTTAAATCATCAATATCACCAACTTTATTATTTACTTCATTTAAAGCTGTGACCAAACTAAATTTATCTGTTGTGCTTAAATTACCAAAAAAACCAACCCTAGAATTGATTTCATTCATAGCATCAACTAGATTGTCTTTAATAGTTGTAGTTAAAACATTTCTATTACCGATAAACTCATCAGTTTCAGTTTTAGTATAATAATCTGATAAACTAATTTTAGTATTACTTGTATTAACTAATTGGTTATTAACTTTTTGATAAATATTATAATAAGGATTACCATCAGTATCAGTTAATTTAAGCATATACATTATATTATCTTTAGCATCTGCTACATCGGGTAATACATCTACAACCTCTTTTTCCATTTTGTTAGAGTCGGCTATTTCTTTCTTAACTCCTGCTTTATCGTAATAATTTTCTTTTAAGTATTTAATATTAGTTAAATCATAATCATTAGTTGCTTCACCGTCAGCGGTAACTACACCTTTGTAATAAGCATTTCCTTGTTTGTCTAATGTATAAGCATTACTTCTATCTACTTCACCTGTACCACAACCAACAATATCTAAGTATTGTCCTGCTGTATCTTGTACATTATATCTACCTCTAACTGATTGTCCTTCACTACCAGCTATTGTCTTATATCCTTCAGCATGAGAATATTCACCATTAGCTATACTGCCATATCCTTCAGCATGAGAACCTATTCCATTTGTAATAGTTTCAACACCTTCAGCATGAGAAATATCTCCAACTGTTTTAGTTTCTTTACCCTCTGCATGAGAGTACTCACCTATTGATTTAGTAGTAAATCCTTCTGTATGTGAGGCTTCACCAGTAGATACATTATTTTTACCTTGTGAACTAGAATAAAATCCTCTTGCTATTGTATCTCTACCTATCGCAAGTGTTGAATTGCCACTGGCTTCAACATTATTACCTAATGCAATACTATTAAGTCCTTCGTCACTATTAGGTTTTCTACCTAATGATAGTGAAGTTGTTAATACAGTTCTATCCTTTTGAGCATATTCATCTAACTTAGGTGTAACAACTTGATCCATATATTCTTGCAATTCAGTTTCATCAATATATTCTGGTGGTACTTCAGTTAAGAAATTCTTACCATCTATATCAGTTTTAGTGTAATAAGCTGATAAATCAACTCCATCAGCAACTGGTATTTCAGTACCATTATTTAATTTTTGACCATTAGCATCAACTAAATAGAATTTATTATCTTCTAATAACATACCTCTTGGTATAATTGCTTTTACATCAGTATCATCATAATTTTCTAATTGTGCTAATTTTTCTTTTTCTGGTGTAGTATAATCATTTGTACTTAATCCCTTACCTACTTCTTTCTTAACATATTCACTTAAATCAACTTTACCACCAGATACTATCGTTGTTCCCACATCTAATTTATTACCAGCATCATCAATTAAATATAGCTTACTATCTTCATACAATGTTGCCTTAGGAATAACTAATTTATTTAATTCTTCTGTTAATTTATCTTCAGTTGCATAATGTTTATTATCTAAAACAGTTTCGGTTACATATTCTGGTGGAATTAAATTAATATAACCTCTATCATTAGCTAATTGTGATACATTAGTAGGTATTTCAACTTTTTTAGCATAATCACTTAAATCAACATCTTGTTTAGGTATTACTAATACTGTACCAGAATCTAATTTATTACCTGCTTCGTCTAATAAGAATAATTTGTTTCCTTCTAATTTAGTAGATTTAGCTTTAGATAAGTTATCTATCATTCCTTTTAAAACTACACCTTGATTAGCAGATAATGGTTTAGTAGCATCAGTAGTAGTTAAGTTATCTACTATATCATCAACATTTACTTTGTCTATTGTAATGCCATCAATTAAATCTTTATTGTTATTAACAAAGTCAACTAATTCTTGTAACTTTTGTAATGTATCTGCATCTGAATTAAACAATCCATCTAATTCATCTTGTAAATCTTTTAATTTTAATCTTAAATCATTGTGAGCAGTAGTGCTTATATTATGTGCTGATACTAAATTATAAGCTGTTCCACTTATTTCAGCCCCAATATCTTGAGGTTTAGTAGGTATTTCAGTTTTTAAAGCATAATCACTTAAATCTTGATGCTCTGTTAAATATCCTTTAGCATTTAATTCTACTTTTGTTACATATTGATCTCCTACATCAGCTTGAGTAATAAATCCTTTGTCATTAAATAATTGACTTAATGCAGTAGGTAATTCATCTTTTTTAGCATAATTATCTAAATTTAAATTAGAAATAGGAAGTATTGTTCCGTTATCTAATTTTCGACCATTTTTATCTATTAAATATAATTTACCATTTTCAAAAGTAGTTCTTTTAGGAATTAATCTACAAGTTGTATTTACTTCATTTATAGCATCGGGTATTTTTTGTGCTATTGTCTCTAAAGAATAATCTTCTACTTTTTGATATTTGCTTAAATCAGCAGTACCACCATTTGCTTTATTATTTAAATAAACTAAAGCATCTCTAACATTTGTAACATCACCAGGAAAGTCGTCATTTGTAAATCTTACTCTTTCTGAATCTGGACGAAAGTTATAAATGTTATATTGTTTTCTTTCAGCCATTTTAACTCCTTTCTAAAGAGTTTAATCTCTTTGCATTATTATTTATCATGCTTAACCTTGTTGTCATTAGGTTATAGATTTTATCAATCAACTTAGATTATAAATTTACCTTGAATAGGTGTAACCCTACACCCTCTATTCCCTCAACAAATGCTTTAGGAAATACTTTTTTTATTACAATTACTTTACAAATGTATTTCATTACTGAATAAAATTTCCCTTTTATCATTTTCACTAAATGTCAATATCCCATTATTAGCAAATACATAATATTTACCATTTTGTTCTTTACATTGTAACATTGTATATTTATTTGCTAATAATTTATTTTTAATATCTTCATTTTTTACATATAAAAATTTCAAACTAATCTCCTCCATTTACAAATCATCATCTGTATCTGTATAATATAAAAATCCATTACCTAATTCATAAGGTTTTAATCCTTTGATGGTAACTGTATTTTTAATCAATCTCGCATATAATTCCTTCTCACTAGGTTTTCTATCCCATTGATAAATGAATTTTTCTTTTAACAATGCTAAAAATCCACTTACAATAGGTGCTGACATAGAAGTTCCACTACTTCTACACCATTTATTATTTTCTTTATATGTAGATGTAATATCAGTTCCAACAGCACATAAGTCAACATAAGTATTACTATCTGAATAAGGTGCTATCTTTTTATTTAAATCAATAGCTCCAACATTAATTACTTCTTCGTAACAAGCAGGATATTCTAATTCATTTGTATCAGGATTACCATCACCATTATTACCTGCTGAACAAACAATACTAATTTCTTTATTGATAGCTTCTTTAACAGCAATATATAATTCATTAGTATCTTTAGTAGCACCTAAAGACATATTAATTATATCTACACCTAATTCAATTCCCCACTTTAATCCATTTATAATACTTTCATATGAGCCTTTGCCATTATTATCTAATACCTTACCAACATAAATTTTAGCATTAGGAGCTACTTGTAATATCTCACCTATTACAAAAGTCCCATGACCAAATTTATCAGTATAATCAGATTCATTGGTAAAGTTTTTACATTCAACTATATTCTTTTTAATAAAATCATGTTCAGAATATCCAGTGTCAAGTACTAATACACTAATACCAGTACCTCTCCAACCTTGAGATTGAAACTTTTCAATATTACTTGCTTTCATTCCTTTACATAAAAATCTATCCATTTAACCACCTCTAACTATTCTGTGATTCAGATTGATTAGTATCACTTGTGTCTGTTTCATCAGCAGAAGGTCTACCTTGATCTAAATCTTCAGAAGTAGCAGTATGAGATGATAACATTGGTGGCATAAGTTCATCTATACCCATTAATTTTTCTTGATTAAGGACACATAAAGCTTCGTAAGGTTCTAATCCTAATGTAGCTAAGTATTTTAATCGAGAATCCCATAATGCTATTGAACTCACAGCTAATTTAATGTTATCAACTTTATTAAATCTATTATTATCTATAAAATATAAATTGTAATTTTTTAGAATCTTATCATTTTCCATATAATTACTCCAGAATACCTCAAACATTTGAAGTAATTTTAATGGAAGAATTGAATCTAAGATTTGCCCATATTGAACTGATAAATTGTTTGAACGAGAACCATTAAATATTTCAGATGATATACCTGCATCATCATAGGCTCTTTCTTTTACATTGGTTGTATAAGATAATTCTTTACTTTTATTATCTCCTAATGATTCAGAACTAACTGTATAAGGAGTTGTAACTACACCGACACCAACATTCTCACCGACACCAACAGCATTTTTTACTGCTTCATGATAGCCTGTTGCTTCATCATAATCACATAATATCTCACCTTCATCATTAACTGGTAATTTTTGTACTATTAATTTATAGTTTGAAAGTACTGCACCATCATCTTCTATTTTAGCTAATTTATCTAATTTAACTAAATCCTGTATCATAGAAGTATAATAAGGCAATCCTTTAGTTTCCATATAATTAATTGTAAATCCCCATGCTTGATTACTTGTTATTTGATACCAATGTTTATGATAATTTTTATCTTTTGTAATATCATTGTTTTCAGCCTTTTTTCTTATCTTCCTAAATTCTTGAGGTAAAGAATTTAATTTATCTTCATCATAACTTAATAATTTAGGTATATTAATTGAATATCTACCAATACCATTTTTGATGTTTGTTATTTTACATAATTCAGTAGGTATTTTTAATATATCAAAATTACCATTTTCAACATCGTCATAAATATAAATAAATAATTCACCATTACTCATTAATGAGTGCATCATCCAAGGGGTATTGTATTTTAATCTATAAGACTTTAATCTTTTACAAGCCTTTGGATATTCTTTATCTAGCTTTGTTTTCTTATTTACTTTTAATACATCTGCAACAAGAAAATGGTCATAAGTTAACATTGAAGATTTATATATTAATATTTCTTTTAAAATACCACAATTAGTTACTAATCTTTCATGTAATAATTGTAGCTTTTTAGCATTGTCTTTAGGTCTTTCTAATATTCTAGCTATTTGCTCTGGTGTAAATGTACCATATCGTTTATCTTCTAATTCATCAAAATAGCTAATATCACTTGCTATTTTTTTTGCAAAGTCGACCATAGTAAATTTTTCATCGCTCAAAAACACTTACACCTCCTTAATTTTATTTTTTATTTAAATAACTTGCAACTTCTTCCAATGACTTAAAATATTTTCCACCATTTCTTTCTACCATTTTGCCAACTCTATTTAAAGATTTTATTTGTCCTTTATCAAATTGTTTTTCTGTTTCGTCATGTCCTATAAAAAATTTATTTTCTTCTCCATTCCATCTAAGATTAGGTGTATAATCTATATCTGATTTTAGTACACAGAATAAAGTTTTATTAGGTCTTTTATTGCTATCATCCACTACCTCTGCTATAGAATAGACTCCTGTCATTCTAGGAGTTATAACATATAAACAATAATCACATATTTCTCTTTGTTTCAATTCTTCCTGATAGCATTTTTCCGTCCAATCATCTACAATCGGATTAAAATAATCTATATTAAGCATTGGAATCAATTTATCACGCCATTTACTTTCATTGCAAGTTCCACCTAAGAATACTTTTTTATTATCCTTCTTTATATAACCTTCTCCTTGGCAAAAGCAACAAGCTTCTCTTTGAAATCCCAATCTACCAGTACCCTCACAATAATTACATATTTCTTTCATTTTCAATCTCCTTTTTAATTATAAAAGAACATAAATTTACTTTTTCTTTTTTTACCCTTTTTATATTTTTCATTTTCTATTAATTCAGCTAAATAATTAGCATATGATAGACTTGAATATCTATCCTTTCTATTTCTACCTTGTTCTCTCACAGCTATATTACCTTTATCTCTAACTTCATAAACTAGATTTAGAGTTTCAAATACAAACTGGGATGTTTGTATAAAAGGTGCTATTTGAAGTGCTGAATATTCAGGATCTGTAAAGAATTTTTTATCTTTTGTATAATCTGTTCTTTTTTCAGATTCATCTATTAATAATCTTATTTTTCTTGATGCAAAAGCATTTTTTAACCACACACAACAATTATTATTACTAGTTTCTGTTGGTTTGATAGCATAAATTACAGGTAAACCTCCTTTACCCATTTCCACATCAAGTTCATTTTCTTTAGTGTTTCTTTCATATATTGCAAATGATGGATAATGTGCATCTGCAATTTTATCATAAGTATCTTTCATTAACTCATTTAAAACTGCAAAGCCAGTACCGTTATAGTCAATTATTATCTTATCGCATTTAAATTCAAAGAATAATCTTTTAATCCTCATGGCTTGTTCTTCAACATCTAAACCATTGTATGATTCCATATGAACAACTTCTCTAGTAAATCCATTTACATTAGGAATTAATCTCATTAAAGTATATATAGAGTTGTCATTATTTTTACCACCCATAACAGCAACGTCTATACCCATTATCCTAATTTCACCTTTCATTTTAGGCATTTGTTTTCTTTTTTTCTCTTTTTCTTTTTCATCTCTATAATCACTAACAGTCATAGGATAAAATGCTGTGTTTAATATTCTACAATTATTAATTTCATCAGATTTAAAGTATGAATTTTCTGATTCCCCAAACCATAACATTTGTATTAACGGTAAGCTCTTTATCTTACCCTCTTATAGTTTCCTATAAGTTTAGACTATATCTTCACCTTCGACTTCACTCGTTAAGGGTCGGTATTTCGTGAAAGAATTATTGTTTGTCATAACTCATCTTTTAGTCG